AGATCATCTATTTCCTTGCAAGACATATCTATGCTAACCCAAAAGAAAAATCTGTTAAGTTTAGTTCTTGGGCTGAATGTTTCAGACACCATGCAGGATGCACTTTGCAGGAATACATGGAGTATGCTAAAGAAAATAACCTAAAGGAAAAGTATATACATGAGCGACAAAATAGAAGTTGACTTGATGGACATTGCTTATTCCGCACCGGAAAGAGCAACCGAGTTCTCTGTTGGATATGATATTTACTCAGCAGAGGACCAATGCATTAGACCATTGGATAGAAAACTTATCCGTACAGGATTTAAGTTACATCTTCCAGTAGGGATTGAAGCACAGATAAGAACCCGTAGCGGATTAGCAAACAAACATGGAGTATTTGTTTTAAACTCTCCAGGAACTATTGACCCTGACTACAGGGGAGAAGTAAAGGTATTGTTGTTTAACTCAGGACCTATCCCGTTTGATATTGAAAGAGGGGATAGGATTGCTCAGATGGTATTTTCTTATTACCTATCACCAGTTATTAAGGAGGGCGCTGCAGTAAGTTACATAAGAGGTGAAGGAGGTTTTGGTAGTACAGGTATTAATGATATTAAATTGGATAAAGTGAATGAAATTTAAAACACAACTTGGTGAAGATATATTTAAAAATAAATATGCATCTACTGAATACGAGACATGGAGTGATAAAGCTCATGCTGTAGTCAACAGTGTATGCGGTGACTTCAATGGAACCAAGAACAATCTAATGGAAAAGACCGAAAGGGATCAGCTTGCTCAGTACATTGCTGAGTTTAAGTTTATTCCTGGTGGTCGCTATCTCTGGTACGCAGGAAGAGATGCAAGGTTCTATAACAACTGCTACCTTCTGAGGTTAGAAGAGGATACCAGAGAAGAGTGGGCTGGTGTTACGCAAAGAGCAATGTCCTGCCTTATGACAGGCGGTGGTATTGGGGTTGATATCTCCAGAGCAAGGCCATCTGGTCGTCGCCTCAAAAGAACTGGTGGAGTTGCATCAGGTCCTATTCCACTGTTGTATACTCTCAATGAGGTTGGTCGTAACGTAATGCAAGGTGGAAGCCGTCGATCTGCGCTATACGGTAGTATGAACTGGCAGCATGAAGATGCAACCCAGCTACTTAAGGCAAAGAACTGGCATGATATAACTGTAGGTGATACTACACTAGCTAACTTAAAGAAAGCAGACTTTAACTTCCCTGCCCCATTAGATATGATGAACATTTCTCTTAACTATGATGATGCATGGTTAAAAGATCAAATGAATCCTGTGTTCATTGAAAATGTTAAGCAGGCTATGATGACTGGAGAACCTGGATTCTCATTTAACTTTGGAGATAAACAAAATGAAACGCTTAGGAATGCTTGCACAGAAATTACAAGTGAAGATGATAGTGATGTCTGCAACCTTGGTTCTGTTAATCTGGCGAACATTGAAACAATCGAAGAGTTTAGCGATGTGGTTAACCTCGCTAGTAAGTTCTTGGTATGCGGCCTTATCAGAGCGCAGCTACCGTATGAAAAAATAGCCAAGGTCAGGAGAGACAACAGCCGTATTGGCCTTGGTCTTATGGGAATGCACGAGTGGTTACTTAAACGTGACTCTCGGTATGAAATGACTGACGAACTTAAACAATGGATGAAAGTATATGAACGAGAAAGCAAACGATCCGCTGACCAGCATTGCGACAGACTTTTTCTCAAACGTCCTAAAGGCTACAGAGCAATCGCTCCGACAGGGACTATTAGCATCCTCGCCGGGACGACCTCTGGAGTGGAACCAATCTACGCCGTGGCATACCGCAGACGCTACCTTACAGATGGAACACGATGGAAGCATCAATTTGTCGTTGACGGTACGGCCCAAGCCTTAATCGACGGAGGTATTAATCCAGATAAGATTGAGTCTGCTGTTGACTTGGCATCTGATCCAGAGCGTAGAATTAAATTTCAATATGAGCTACAGAAATATGTGGATCACGCTATTAGCAGCACCATTAACCTGCCAGCATGGGGAACAGAACTAAATGGAGAACATACTGTGGATAAATATGCTACTACTATTGCTAAGTATGCTAGCGGACTACGCGGTCTGACTGTATACCCTGATGGAGCTAGAGGCGGTCAACCAATTACATCAGTACCTTACGAGGAAGCCCATGCTAAGCGTGGTGTTATCTATGAAGACAACAGTG